ATACGTATGTGATATGGGAGAAGAGTTGGAAGAAGAGAGAATAAACCAAGTATTCTTTTTTGCTAATCAATTTGCTATCAATAGAAATAGTTTTGCTTCAGCGATCTTCTATAGACACTCAGGACCAGTTGGAAAAGTGGCTGATTTTATAAGAAAAATCCTAAAAATGGTTGCATGGAGGATCCATTCTGGTGTATAATAAGAGTAACAAACAAGTTACCACACATGAGCAAGCAAACAGCATTCATTGATTTAATCGATCATCACTTCGGCGGTCTACGTCAAGAGATTAAAAACTCCCTTAAGTTTAATGATGGTGTCTCCTTTGACACTGGTAAGTTTGGTGAGCGTGTGAACTTTGTTCTACATGATACTACAGGTGTTCCATCTAATGGTGGATGTGCATTTGATGCTGCTAACGGTGCAGAAGCAAAAGCATGTAATAAGGCACAGACATATGTGTGTCCTGATTGTGGTTCTAAGAACAACTATTATGCTCATGAGTGTCACAAGTGTGGTAGCACTGGTCGTAAAGATCCTAATGATACACGTTGGGGTATTGATACTGAAGCACATTTCAAGTATGTTGATCAAATGCCATACTACTGCTTCACTATCATCACTCCTTTAAATCGTAGTGTAGAGAATCCTAAGTTTAACATACAAGTTTATCGTATTGACACTAAGAATAAGTTTTTCAATGATATGCTTTGCTATCAGTTAGAGCATGGTAAGAAAGCACACAAGAACTTTATGCCTCTTGGTCGTGACTTTTACATGTCATCTCCTAAAATGTTGGTAGATTGTAATGTTTCTCTCAGTGATGAAGTTGATGTTGAGTTCAAAGAGTTCAATACTGATGGTCGTGAGATAGAAACTATACCTGTTACATTATTCACGAAATCAGAACAAGAGCAGTTGCAATCTGTCGATGGATCATGTATAATAACTGAAGCAGTTGATGTCATAGGTGTCAAGAAATCTACCCATGGCAAAGAACGTGGAACTCTCAACCGTAACAACAGGAGGTAATTATCACTTCAGATACATTATTAAAGATACTCAAGATTGTTAGAGTAGAACAGGTGGAGTATCCACCTATTCGTAGGCACTACAGGTCACATTTATACGGATAATATGAACTGTTGGCACTGTGGCACTGAATTGATTTGGGGTGGAGACCATGACCTTGATGAAGATGGATTGGAGTTTGATATAGTTACTAACTTATCATGCCCAAAATGTAATTCTTATGTGGAGGTATACCATGTACGAACTGAATGAGGAAGAGTGGGAATGTGTTAGAGTATGTGTTGCTAATGCACCCATACCTTACGACATAACTAAAAAGAAAATACCTGCTGCTATTTTATCCAAGATAGGAGAACCCACTAAAATAAAACATGAGGGTATTGCTAAAGTAAAATACGATTTAACACCATATGGTATAGAACCTGACGATTAATGGCTATTACACAAGAACAGGCAGACAAAATTGTTGCCATAAACAACCTGATAGAGGTTATCAAATACCTTGATGCAGATGTAACACACACGAGGGTAAAAAACAGTTATGGGAAAAAAGAACAACAAGTCATTCTCACATGGAAAGACGGAGAAAAAGAAATTGCCGAAGCACTTTACATGTACAAGCGAAACACCTTACGACAGACATAGGTACAAAGTTGTATTCACTGGTGCAGATCCAGTTATTGTAGATGAGTGGGAACAAGCAAACTTAATCTGGTTCCAGACTCCACCAATGTTCAAATCACACATAGAGGTCTTAGACAAATGAGAAATCAAATTATTTCAGCACTCCTTGCTCATGCTCAAGGAGACATTCAAAAGCATAAAATGAATGTAGAAGTATACTTAACTAATCCTGTTGGTATTGGTGAGCATCCTGATGTGATGGAAGCAATAGAACAGGAACTAAACATGATCGCTAAGTATGAAGATCAGGTATCAGTGATCAAAAAGCACTTTTTAATCAAGGATTAAGGATGAAAGATACAATCTTATTTGGAGACTGTCGTGAAACACTTAAGAATCTAACAAATTCAAGTGCTCGCATGTGTGTTACATCCCCCCCATATTATGGTCTAAGGGACTATGGAGGAGAGAAAAACCAAATAGGGCAAGAAGAGTCACCAGAAGAGTATGTAAAACAAATGGTGGAGGTATTCCGACTAGTACGTGATGTATTAACTGATGATGGTACACTATGGTTGAATATTGGTGACTCATATTATAATTACAGATCTGATGGTAACTATCCAAAACAGACAGTATCAAAAACAAGACAGGATTTACCACAGAGTACACCAGTAAGAGGTAATAAGTTAAAAGGATTAAAGAGTAAGGATCTAATCGGTATCCCTTGGATGTTAGCATTTGCATTGAGAGCAGACGGATGGTATTTGAGACAAGATATAATATGGCATAAACCTAACCCCATGCCAGAGAGTGTGAAAGATAGATGTACAAAAGCACATGAGTACATATTTTTATTAAGTAAAAGCAAAAACTATTTCTATGATAATGAAGCAATCAAAGAACCAGCAAAAGATTGGGGAACAAGAGATCGCACAAATGGCAAGTACCACAATCCTGGTAGTGGCTTGGCTCCTCATAGTGGGCTTACCAAGTCTTATGCTACAAAAAACAAACGGTCTGTTTGGTCAGTAACAAAGAAACCTTATAAAGGAGCACACTTCGCTGTATTTCCACCTGAACTAATTGAACCATGCATACTAGCAGGTAGTGAAGTTGGAGATACAATCCTTGATCCATTCATGGGATCAGGAACAAGTGCGATGGTTGCGAAGTCACTAGGCAGATATTATACTGGATGTGAACTACACGAAGAGTATGGTAACCTAATTCAAGAAAGAATACAAGATTATCACCCAGTTCAGGAAGTGGCACAAGAACCTACCATTAACATCCTAGACTTGATACAATAAAGATAAGTAAAACAAAGGAACATGCAATCATTCAATTCAGTCATTCCAACATATGACTTCCCACAAAGTCCAATTCTTATCATTGGATTCTTCGGCATCTTCACAGCATTAGGAGTATTATATGTTGCCAACAGAAAATACTTCAGTTCACCATATAATGAGGACAACAAATAATGGCAAGAATGAAACAACTACTCCATGACATGGAGTATAGAACCAAAATTCTAACTGGCAACTATTCACCTCAGTTCAAACAAACTGTTGATGATATGATGACCGATGGTTCATACACCTATGAACAAATAGCATCAAAAGTAGAAATTACTGTTGATGAATTACAC